TGTAACGGAGGAGTGTCTTACCGTTGGGAAGATAAACTCGATTAACCAAATACTCTAGTTTCATACGCCCCTCCTTTGCTAGGATGGTACCCATCCATCTTTTGAAAAGATAGATAGGTACAATAGAAGGATGGTACAAGTGTACCATCCCTTTTAGATTAAACATTTAAATCCAATGAGAAGACTGAGAAGACTGAATTTGACATAGGAAGGATGATATCATCCTTGCCTATGTAAACATCAACCTCAACATCTTTGTTTCTTTTAAGGTACGGAAGTATTGTCTTAAATCTCAAATATAAGGTAGCACTAACATTACTGGAATTCCGTATCGGTATAGTATAGCCTTGAAGCACAACGTACTCAGAAACGAAAACGAACATTCCATTATCGTAAAATGGTATGATTTCAACCTTGTCATAGTTGATACAAACCTTCAAATAAGAGAACCGATGTTGATATAACTGTTGATATAAATCGCAAATGAATTCTTTTGAAAAACGCAGTGTTATTCGATTTCTTTGATTCTTAAGCATATCATTCATACCTTCATAGACCTTTTGGTAAGGAAGGAATTTATGATCCTTACCCGTACCTGCAGCAATATCATCAAACAGAACGTAGTGATCCTTGATATTTAGTGTTACCGTTTTATTTCTATTCTTTTTTGAACACAAAAGGTATGTTCTCACAGCATCTCCTGGCACAGAGAACTTAACTTCAGTATCTGAACTGACTGAATTGACTGGGAGTGAATAAACAAAAAGAGAACGAGAATCTGAAGCAATAACTCTCAGAACACCGTTAGTATAGTGAAAGTATATTCTAGAAAACATCTCTCTATAATCATCACTAATGAAATCCTCTTTAGGATCTCTCGGAACAATGTTAGCAGCAAACGTGAGAGCATCCCTTAGCATTTTCCTGTCAACACTTAGTATTATCCCTTTCTCCTGATCGAAGACCTTGAGAAACTCACCTATTAGTTTCCTATTGGTAACTAGATAGTTACAAGTAGGAAAAGAGACAACATTCGAAATGACAGCCTCTTTTCCACCCATCCTTATATATATCGACAACGGAATCCTGAGAGCAACCTTAGGAATCCTATAGCCGTTATCCCTGTAATCCACCTCATAAGAAAAAGGTAAACTACTATAGACCACACTGCCACCTACAGCCTGGACTTCCTTTACGATACACTTATTCAACATGTCAGTAGTAACACGAGAATCGACTAGCTTCTTTATGGACTCAAACATACAACCCTCCTATAGGAGCCTGCTGCCAGCCTGAAGCCTCTGGCTGGCAGCCTCCGGCTCCGCTAAACATGGTACGAGAGTCCATGATAAGGAAAGATAGATAGTTAGATAGATAGTTGATGATGTTTTGGGGTGGGCTGTGGTGTAGGTGTGGCTTGGGGTCTGGCCTTGGCGTGGCTGTTAGATAGGCGATAGGGGGCGGTAAGGGGATGTCCTACCGTCCCCTGGGAGCAGGGTCTCACCTAGTAGCATTTTTCTTTAGGTTTGCTGCGAGTGCTGCGAGGAAGAGCTCCAGTTCCTCGCTTGAGGAAATGTTCTGGATGACGTAGTCTGAGACGAACTTGGACTTCCAGTCCAGCGGCAGCGCTATGACGAGGAACTTAAGTGACCTTTTGACCGTTGGCTCTGCGTTTTCGAGGATGGGGTAGCTGTAGGCCACTTGGGTGGTGGAGAACCATTCAGGGCTTGAGCACTTGAGGGCTGGCGGTATGATCTGGACGCCCCACTCCTGGAGGACTCTTATCATCTTGAGGCTTTCGCACTGCTTATAGTATTTTTCAAACACCATACATACCTCCTTAAATTAGGGATGCATGGCATCCCTTAAGCTAGATTAGACGGCATGATGTAAAGTAGTGGGTCTCTGAGAGGCATTACTGCGTAGGTGGGGTTAGTGAAGCCAGACTCGCTGTTGCTGAATACAACGGGGTAAGCCTTTTTATAAATCCACATGGTTGTTTTATCTCCCGAGAGGAGGTGTCGGAAGTAGAACAGTAGTAGCTGCAAGTTGAAGTACAGGGTGATGTTGATGTCTGAGGCGCATGGCATAGACACCGAGAACTCTCTGAAAAGGATGTAGTAGCCTGGAGTAACGGTTAGGGTGTCGTTGGTGATGTGGATTTGCGCGTAGGGTGGCAAATCTTTTCCACTCATGGCATAGCAAGCCTTTCTGAGCGAACTCAGGAAGGCATTTGTTGCAACGGTGACAGGCCTGTGCTTGTGACTAATGTACTTTGACATGGTGTTTTCGTAGTCGGGGAACTCGTTTTTAAGCGGAACTGAGATGTTGTTGATGTAGATGTTTTTGTTGATTGCTATGGTGGTGCGAGGGTTGTCAGTCAGGCTTTTTTTGAGGTTTCTGACGATGCTTTTGGGAACCGTGAATTTGATATCGGTCTGCGTGGGAGTAACGGGGATGGAATAGATGAGGATTGCGGCGTTGTTGGTTGCGACGAGGTTGAGTTTATCGTGCTTGATGTGGAAGAGTATATTATCGAATCGTTTGTCATCCTCGCCGTCTGCAAGCGAGGTCAGGATTCCCAGAGCATCTTTGATGCTCTGGGAATCAAGTGAGAACTCTAACTTCATGATTCCTCCTAGATCTCGCTCAGGATGATGGCATCATCCTGAGCATCAACACCAACAAACCCAACAGGGTTCGTTGCATCTGGCAAAGTAAACGGAGCATGTCTTATCTCCATAACGCCGTCCTTCGTGAAAATAAACACCTTTTGCTTAGAATGAGTGTCCCAGTAGCACCTTAGTGCCTCTACCGAGGCACTGAAGACCCCGTAGAGTGTCCAGTGGTGTACCTCACCGTTTGGCAGGTAGTGAGGTACTAGCCTTAGTTCCAGCTTTACATCGTATCCCTGTTTAAGCAGTTCTTTGGCTATCTTACTTTGTTCTAGCACCTCCTCTGGGGATATATCTTTAAGAGCCTCCAAATTATCCTTGACTGCCTGGCTCCATATCGCCATCATTTTCGTTTTGTAATTATCCTCGGGTAAACTCCTGTAACTGTTAAGCATGAGGTTGTAGGTTGTATCCAACCTAACAACCTCGATAACTCTGCTGGCCTCGTTGACCACAGGAACACCGTAATCCTGTGGCTTTCCAAATTCCTTATAAAACCTCTCCCTTGTCATAAACCTCCTCCTTAATTTTTTAGGGATGCTAGGCACCCCTTAGACTATTTTTGAAAGCCTCAAGCTCACCTATAGCCGAGATGATGTCACCACGGCTATAGGCGGGGTTTGGCATGTAGTACTGCTCCCAGAGTATGTCGATTAGCTCATCGACCACCTCTGGGAAGCCGTACTTTTTGACCAGGTAGTTAACATTGTTAACTACCCAGCCGAACCTTTCAACAAATTCCTTTTCCTTCATACGCTACCCCCTTAATTTTTTAGGGATGGCTAGGCCACCCCTTCAGAAATCAACATTGTTAGTCTTTTTACTAGTTTTTCAGCAAATACTCTCTCTCTCTCAACAAACTCAAAAATGTATGGATCGTGTTCATATTCCTCTTGAACATCATCCCATGCAAGTTGCACGAGCTGATCTCCTTTGAATGCATCAGAGCATATCGCCACTATTGAATAAAGCTTTTCCATCTTTCTCCTAAGCTCTTGAAGTTCGCTTAGTAATTTTCTCTCTGTAGACTCAATTGCATCAATCGCTTTCTGTATTCTTGTTTTGGTTTCCGTAACTTTCCTGTAATACTCGTCGAGATTACCAAGAACATGCTGTAGCATTTTCTGGGTTCTCTTAGCCCTAACAGTGTTGACAGGGGTATAATAAATAACTTCATCTACTCTCGTTACCCATTGGTTTTCATACACGGTTTCATATGCTTCACACCTGAGGGCTTTTCCATACACACCCTCAGGAGTAACTATGTACTCCATTCTTTCAGTCGGGTCCCCGTATTTTCTTTGAAAGTAGTTTGTTTTTGTCTTGAGCTTTATACAAAGCTTACCATCATAAGTAATGAACCTATCGAGCTTTTTCCTTTTTATCAACCACTCCAAATAAGCGGCTTTCGCAGAAAGCCGCCTCGTTATCTTTTCTAGTTTTTCCTTTCTTTCCAAAAAAGATAAGTACTGTTCAGTTCCATTAAACAAACTGTTGACAACATTTTCGAAAAATTTATCAATTGTCACTGTTGGGATGTAATCAATCTTTCTCGTTCTCAAAGTATCATCCCTGAACGGGATGCCAATTTCCCTAACGAAATTTATGGCCTGATGGTTGTAATCAGGCCTCATCTCTATCTTTTTCACGCCATAAACATCCTCCTCCGCTGCCGCTACAACAGGGATTTCGATTTCACGGACGGGCTTGCCATACAAATAGAACCTAAGGATAAACCTCCCATTTGATAAGACCAGGGAGGCTTCCGAAAAGAGAGGAGTGTAAACGTTGATTTTTACTCCTCTCTTATCAACAAAACTCCCAGAGGGAGTGCAAAAATACTTGACTCCCTCTGAGACAGTATAGCCCCTCGCTGGGAGTGCGAAGGGCTCATCGGGGGCGGTAAGATAACCGCCCCTCCTGCTTTCCTTTCCCACTAGAAGTTTTCCGTTCATCAACATAAACCACCTCCTGGCTAATATGGTCGCTTGGACCATTACGTGCAATAGATAGATAGGTTATTCGAGTTCGTGCAGTGTGAAGCCTGAGCTTATGAGTGTTGCGACCGACTGGACGATGAAGTCTGAGGGCAGTGCTGGGGCTTTTGCGATGACGTGTGTTTTGGTGTTGGAGCTATTGACTATGAACTCTATTTCGTTTTTTGCTTTTGATAATGAAAACAAGAGGGTGTTTAGTTTCTGTGGTGGTAATTCTTTTGAGAGGAACAAGGTTTGTGTGAGGTTATGGTCTTTTGCCAGCGTGATTATTTTGTTGAGCTGGCTATGGTCTTTAGTTTGGTTCACGTGCTTAATCATTGAGTTAACGAGGGTTTTGACTTGTTGGTTCATACCTCCTCCTAGTTAGTTTAAGGGGGGCAAGCCCCCTGGGGGGCAACAACACTACTTTCTCAGCACCTCTTCTGCGCTTTTGAGTTTGCTTTCATCTGACGTTAGGATCTGCATGACGAAGTTGAACTTTTCCTCGAATGTTGGCAGCGAGTGCAGGATTTGCTTGTACTCCTCGATTTTCTTTTTCCTCTGCTCCCAGCTCTGGTTGATTGGCTTTTTGGTGTCGTTTTCGTCTGGTGGGAACTTTGTGAGCATGAGGTACCTTGCGAACGAGCTTAGCAGGACGGCCATTATGACCTTTGCGAAGTCCTCGTCGGTGAGGTCTGTTCTCTTCTCGATGACGTCTGTTGCGTCGAGCAGGTCTGTTGCGAGCTCCTTGAAGTTCTTTGATGTTGCGAGTCTCACGGAGATCCTATCCTTGATGTCGGTCATGTACTCTCTGATTCTTGGCGTGTGGACCTCGGACAGCAGCGCGATCAGGACCTTTTTGATGCGTTTCTCCTCGTGTGGTCCGAGGCCGAAGAGGATGGCGAGCGTTCGGAGCTGGAGCAGAGCGTTCTCCCTGTCGATTGGCGTGGTTTTGGGATTGGTTTTCTCGTTGATGATGAAGGTTACTATGTTTCTTGCCCACTCTGCGAACTTTGAGAAGTTCTTGTTGGCAGGCTTGGTGCTCTTGTCGCTCCTGGTGGGCGCAACATTATGTTCAGTGCTAGCAATTTTTTGTTGATTTTCGCTAATATTTTGTTTTTGCATAGGTTTATCCTCCTTTTTTTCTTTCTTAGGCTCATTTTTGGTTTTGGGCTGTGGTGGTGGGACGGGGATTTTGTGCTTTTGGAAGTCCTCGAGGATAAGTTGTTTTGAGAGAGCGACCTGTTTTTCCTGTTCCTCTCTTGGCAGTGACCTGAACTCCCTGTATGCTCTCTCGACGATGGTCTGGAGTCTTGGCAGGAGCCTGGCGTCCTGCAGTGTTCTGAGCTCGTCGATTTTCCTTTTGATTGCGACGTATGGCGTTTTGTAGAGGAGGATGTATGAGTCTGCTGTGATTCGGTCGTTTCTTGAGGTCAGGGAGTTATATAGCTTCTCGACGAGTGCTTTCTTTGCGATGATGAACGGCGAGGACGATATTCTTGCTATTGGTGCGAGCGCGTTGACCTGCGATATGAAGAGTTTCCAGGTGAACTGGCTTCTGGTGTTTCTGTCGCTGAATAGCTCGGCGCAGGCGAGCACGAGCTCCTCGCCGAACTCCTTCAGCTTGGGTCTCAGCGCCATAGCGAACGCTCTGGGCGCGGTTCCTTCGAACCCGCACCTGTTGAAGACCTTCTGGGCTATGGCGAAGACCTGGCGCATGTCAGCGTTCTCCTGCTTTTTCCTCAGCTTCTCCTCCTCATCTTTCCTGACCATGGCGTTTATGACCTTGCGGATATCCTCTGCTGGCTCGTCGCTCTTTTGTTCTTCTGGGCTGCTGTTGGTTGAGTTGCTGCTGTCGCTGCTGCTGTTGCTGTCAGCGTCGTCGCTGGTGTCGCTGATGAAGAGCAGCGACGCGTTTTCGAAGACCTTGTAGAGGGTTTTTCTCTGCTGGTCGGTGATTGAGCGCGAGTTTATGACGTCGTGGGCTATTCTGAGCGCGCTGTCCTTGCTCTTGGTCCTGGTGTAGATGAACGCGAGGTGCACGAGGTCAACGACGTTGTTGAGGTCGGCCTGCGTCAGTATCTCGCCTCTTTTCCAGAGGTACGAGAAGAGGTGGATGACCTTGCTCTCGTACCTTTTCCCAACGGTCTTGACGAGGGCTCTGAGGGAGCCCAGCTCCCTCAGGGCAACATCCTTGGAAATTTGCTTCAAGACGTCCATACGAACCTCCTACCTGTTGTTGAGGATGAACATGAACTCGTCATGCGCATCCTCTAGCGTAGTGAGCTGCTCGGCGCTCATTCCTGTCTTTTTCCTCTCCTCCTTTATCTCCTTTATTTTCCAGAGCATGAGCTTAAGCTTGCTGTCGACATCCTCCTTTTGCATGATGTAGTTTACGAACTTCTCGTCGACGAGCTTGAGTCGCACGAACTCGTTGAGGTAGTCCTTGATGGTGTTGTTGACGACCTCGTCGTTGAAAAAGTCGAAGTCGTCGTCACCCAGGTCCTCGCCTATGTCACTTATCTCTGGCTCATCCTCGGCTACTGGCGCCGCCTCTGGCTGGCTCTTTTGCTTTTGCTGGTGCTGGCCGTTAGCAGAGTGCTGCTCCTCCCTCTGCTCCCTCTTGATTTCGGTCTCGACGTAGTCCTCGTCCTGACTGAAGATGTTCGAGAGGGCGAAGACGTGGAGCGCTGCATCGACGATGGCTCTCTTCTCAGCCATCTTGAGGATGGTGTTCGCGACGGACCTGACGGCCACTCTTGTTGGCACGCCGCTCTTCTCCTGGTCCTTGACCTGTTTCCAGAACTTGTACTCACTTGACGACGCGTGCCCGAGTCCTTCAGACATGGGCGACCCGTCCTTTCTGAGGAACCTGCACTTGACGGTGTACGTGACCTCGTCGTCGGTCACGACCTTGTCAATTATGTCGACGGTGACTCTGAGATTGAGAGCGTACGCTATCTTCTCGGCGCCGCTCTTGTAGAGAAACGGCTTGGTCTCCACCTGCTTGCCATTCTTGGTGTACTTTATGCTCCCGTAGTCCTCGCCAGGCTTGAGAATGCTCCTCAGGATCGCCTGGATATCGTTAATCTCGGCAAGCTTGGCCTTGACCCTGTCAGGGTCAACACTGTGGATGTCACCATCCACATTGACTAGCTGCTCAACACGCTTAATGTCTCCCATACATACCTCCCCCAGTGGCTACCCACCACCTGATATAATTATAACAAAACCAAATGCTATTTGTCAACATTTTGTTGCACACCATCTCCCCCCTTGGCCTCGGGCCAGCCTAGTGCGCTTCGCCGCCGCCGCCACCGCCGCTATGTCTTCTTCTTCTTCTCCTTCGCCTTCTTATGTAAATCATGCTCAAATTTTGCTTCTAGGCTGAGAGAGATGTCAAATTCGCAAAATTTCGAAATTTTGCGTTTATTATTTTACGTAAGTAAAATAATAAACGAGAGTAATATAATATATCTCTCTCATATATACCTCTGTGAGCGAATATAGCTTATATGTGACTCCAGAGCTATAATATCTCTCTCCGTTAATAAAAGCTTACGCTTTTATTAACGAAAGTGTGCGGAGTTTTTGGGTTTCGGCGCAACGCTTGACTCTTAGTCAACACAGTGTTTATCATTTTATCATGAGTGTGGTGAAGCCTTCGTTTTATGATATTCCTGTCCTGCATGGTGAGCTCATCAGGAGGGTTCTGTCGTTTGGCGTTGGGCTGCGCGAGCTTGCTGAGGCGCTGGGTGTCACTGCCCAGAAGCTTCTTTTCGTCAAGAAGGAGAAGCAGAGTCTCAACCCCACGACTCTTGCCAGGCTGTACAAGTTCTGCACGGTGAGGAACCTGCCGTTTCCCGACGTGGTGTATGTGCGCTACCGTAGTGGCAGGTTTGGCAGTCTTGCCAGGGCTGTTGTTGCGCTTACGAAGGGCGACCTTGCTAAAATAATTGAGGAGGAGGAGAGGGGGGTGTCCGATGGCTGAGGACGAGAAGAGGGAGTTGGAGAGCCAAGCTGACGACTACTCTAAGATGCTCCTTGCTCTCTCTGTCCTCCCGCCCAAGGTGCGGGAGGTGATATATGTCATGCGGCGTGAGGGCGTCTCGCTCCGCGAGGCGTACAGGCGGGTGTATGGCGGTGGTGACGCGGCGTACAACAGGTTCAGGAGGAGGTGGCGCCAGTACATTGACAACATTATCCAGGGGGTAAGAGCTGAGAATGTGATGCTGAACGAGGCGAAGAACGTGAACTGGGACTGGATACTCGCGTACTGCTACTCGCAGGTCAAGTCTGCCGAGCTTGACGACAAGGAGCGCGTCAAAATCCTGGAGATAATGGTCAAGGCTCTGGAAAAGAAGGAGAAGTCTTCGTCTAGTCAGAGCAGTCTGGAGGACGAAATATGATTTACGGCATTGGCTACGAGGTGCCTCCTGAGATTGTGAGGCAGGCAAGAAAAGAAATCAAGAAAATCCTCTACGACAACTTCCTCTACAAGACCGAGGAGTTCAGGAAGGTGTACGAGGTTGCCAAGCGCAAGTATGGCGGCAAAGTAATGCCGTTCGTGAGAACGATCGCATACTTCAGGAAGAGGTACCCATTCCTCAGAATGAGGCTACACAGGAAGCAGTGGCTGTTCATGTGGGAGCTATTCGTGAACAGGCGCGAGATAGTCATCGCCAAGGGTGGCAACAAGAGCGGTAAGACAACTGCGGTGGTGTACGCTGTCATATGCAAGGCTCTGCAGAGCCCGAGGAGCGTCATATGGGTGGTCACAATCAACTACGACATGAACAGGAACATAATCGCAAGGAAGGTTGAGGAGCTCATCGGCGATAAGAAAAAGGCTAGGCTTGTCGTCAGAAATAACACTCTCAAACTGTTTGGCAGAACAATAGAGCTCAAAAGTAGCCAGTCTGAGGACGACGCGTTCCAGTCAGCAAGTGTTGACCTCGTGGCGTTTGATGAGCGACCACTGCGTAGCACAGTCTTTGACGAATGCTACGCGCGAACAATAGACACGCGCGGTCAGGTCATCATGGCATACACGCCGCTCAAGGAGATTGACTTCGTGTACGACTACTTCATCGCGCAGAACAAAAGGTTTGACGACGAGAGGTTCGCCATTATTGAGATGGCAACAACAGAAAACAAGTTCGTCGACCTCGAGGACAAGATAAGAGCAATCTCGGCAGATGAGGACGAGTACCAGGCGAGAATACTCGGCTACTACAGGATAGAGCTCGACATGGTGCGAATCGGCGAGAACGAGCTGAAGCAGATTATCAGGTACCCGTCGAGCAGGATGATGCTCGTGACCGACGCGTCGACGGGCAGGGTCGAGGAGATCGAGATACCGAGCAACGAGGACCCGTTCGAGCTGTTCAGGAAGAGGGAGGGCAGCTTCTCCGTCTTCGAAGTCTTCAGGGACTACAAGTACGCGAACGTGAGCGACTACAACAACCAGATAGTCATCGGCGTGGACGTTGCGGGAGGCGTCGGCAAGGACTTCTCGGTCGCCCTGTTCTACTCCAGAGTCGGGTTCCTGCACGGAGCTCTGTTCTCGAACAACGAGAGCGTCTCCGCCTTCTCGCGACACCTCATCCACGTCATCCGCAAGTACTACGGCATATACCCGCTCCTGGTGTTCGAGCGCAACGGGCTCGGGCTCGCACTGTACGAGATCATGCTGTCTCTCGGCTTCTCCAACTTCTACCGCCCGCCGCAGTCAAAGAGGCTGCCAGGCGTGTACATAAGCAACGACGACAAGACGGCGAGAGTGCACGTGCTCAGGGACATGATAACAAAGTCCAAAATCGACATACACTACAGGATGGCCAAGGAGCTCGCAGACTTCAGGATAAGGAAGAACCAGAAGCCCGAGGACTTCATCTCGGCAACTCTGCTGCTCACCGACGTGCTCTCGCCGCCCAGCCTCTTCAAAACAGATGGGCCAGCAGCAGGCGCAAGCGGCGAAGTTTCACAAGAAACACTGAGAGCCAAACTTGAAAGCGAGAGCATGAGGAAATATAGTTTACTCTAGAGGGGCTTGTATGGCTGAGAAGAAGTGGATACAGAAGGCAATAAAGAGGCCAGGAGCGCTCAAAAGGCAGCTCGGCGTGAAGAAGGTGACAGCGAAAAAGCTCAACCAGGTCATCTCGAGGCTTAGGAAGAAGGCCAAGAGGGACGACCTGAGCAAGAGCGAGAGCAAGCTGCTCAGGAGGGCAGTGCTCGCCAAGACGCTCATGAAGCTGAGGAAGAAGGGGTAGAGCCGTGCAGGAATGGTCAATGCTGATAAATATCCTGTCCCTGGTGCTGTCGCTCGTGGCTGTCCTCCTCCTGGTGTCAGCAACGAGCAAACTCGAGAGGCTCCTGTGCGCGCCAGCAGATAAGGAGCAGCAGAGGGCCGACGCGGACACGGACGAGAACAAGACAAGCGAGACGGACGAGCTGCTGAGACTATGAAGTTCTACATTTGCAAGAGAAACCACATAACCCTTGATAATCACTATGAGCGCTCAAGGTGCCCAATCTGTGGTGCTCATGCCGTCCCGCTGGACGAGAAGAAGTACCCGAAGATACGGATTGACGGCATGAAGATGACTCCCAGGCGGGCAATGGAGTACATAAAGAACAGGTATGGGGAAGAGGTCATATGAACGAGAACGAGCTGCTTGAGAAAATAGGCAAGGAGATAAGACTGTTCCAGAGCGCGTACAAGGACATCTACTTCCTCACAAGGTTCGCCGCTGGCGACCAGTGGAGGAACGAGTTCTGGGAGCGCATAGCTCTCGACAACATACCAACAAGAGTCCACAACAAGATCGCGGGCTACAAGAGAACGCTCACAGCGTACTTCATCCAGTCCTACCCGAAGCTCGCACTCTCGGTGCAGAGCGAAAGGTTCAGAACGGTCGCGGAAAAGCTCGAGAAGGCGACGAACGCCATCATCTCCGACCCGTTCAACTTCGGCATGATCGCGTCCGCTTTCTCAAGCTCGCTCATCACCGGCGTGTCAGTGCTCAAGCTGAGCCCGCTCCCAAAGTCCCAGAAAATCGAAATTTCCGAGATCCCGCTCTACAACATCTACTCGCAGATGGGCGAGATAAACATGCGCAAGCTGTCGTACGTCGTTGAGCGGTACGTCGCGTCCGACAGCGAGCCGTTCAAGCCGATCTCGCTGCCCAAGCTCCTGCAGCTCAACCTCCCAGAAGGCTACTCCGTCTACTACGCAATCTACTACAGGAACGCGGACGCCCACGGCGTGAAGATAGTAAGGACCAGCAGGCGCCAGATCTCGTACGAGTGGGACACCTCGGCGCTGGTGAACCCTGACGGGCTGGAGGTCATCGACGGCATCCCGCCAGTCGACGACTTCCCGTTCGTGTTCATCCAGTCCTCGCCAGAAATAACCAACATCTTCGACTACAAGCTCTCGGAAACGTACGCGGCGAAGGACATCCAGATATTCATCAACAAGCTCGTCTCGTACTCAGACCTCGTGATGGGCATAACGGCTCTCGGAATAGCAAAGATAAGGAACATGCCAGCAACAGAGGTTGACCTCTACCCAGGCGCAAAGATACCGCTACCCGAGGGAAGCGACATCGCAATTGACAGGGGCATAGGCCTCAACTTCAACTTCGAGGCGTACAACCTCTCCTCAGCACTCGCAGACGACATCTTCGGAATAAACGAGATACTGCGCGGCGTGCGACCGCAGTCGGTGACCAGCGGCGTCGCAGTCAAGCAGCTCTACGACATCGCGCTCTCGAGACTGCAGCTCAAGATCCCCGTGATCTCGCTAATGCTCAGGAGAATCGCGATACTCGTTGCCAGGTCAGTACTCACGTTCGAGGAGTTCCAGGACAAGTTCCAGTTCACGGACGAGGACATCAAGCTCCTTAGAGAGCTCGTGGAGAACGAGCAGTTCGAGGTGAATGTTAGCCCGACCGTGACGGACACGAGAAACCCCGACGACATCCTGAACTCGATGATAAGGCTCGCGCAGGCTGGTGTCCTGCCGCCACAGACCATCTTCTCGTTCCTCAAGAAGAACTACCCGTACTTCTTCGAAAACGAGCTGGAGGATATTGCAACCAAGTTGGTGACTGATAAAATATTACTCTCGGTAAGCAATTATCTTAAGGAGGGAGACATGCCAATCGGACAAGCAGTGCAGCAGGCGCAGCAGCCCCAGGTACCACCACTATCGCCTGAGGGCAGGCAGTTCCTGGCAAGCGTCGGAATTGACCCCGACTCGGTCACACCCGACGTCATCCAGGAGGCACTGATGATAATGCAGGACCCAGCAAGACAAAAGGAGATCCAGGACATGATACAGACGCTCGTCCAGAGAGGCTACACGGAGGGCGACGCACAGAAGTTCGTCTTCGCGCTGCTCGTGAAGGCCATACTCGACAGGAAGGCCGAGTCATCAGCGTCGCCGGCCGAGCCGTCCGCACCGCAGCCTCCGCCAACAGGCTAGGCACACTGCCAGGAGGACAGCATGGAGCTAGAAGACAAGGTCCAGGAGCAAATACTTAGCAGCTCTCCCGAGCAGCAGCCCAGTGGCGCCGCCATCGAGCCAGACGAATCGCCAGCTCCCGCCAGTCAGCCCGAGCCCGAGCCCACCACCACAAGTGCTGCTCGGGAGGAAGATAATTACGCCGCTGCCAGCAGCCAGGACACGCGCGTGCAGTCGGACGCCGAGACACAGAGCCAGCAGGACGAGCCAGCGCAGGCAGCCGCAGGGTACTGGTACGAGCAGATACCGCCACACGAGTTCCAGAGAATAAAGGCCCAGTACTGGAGGGAGACCATCCCCACGGTGGCAAAGGAAATAGGCATGGACCAGACCGAGCTCGTCTCAATGCTCACAGCGCTCGGCATCGACAGCCCTGACCTGATAACGGACCTCAGGCGAACAATCGCGTCAATTGACGCCGAGAAGAAGAGAGTCACCGAGGATAACGTCACTGTGAAAGAGAGCGCCAGAAAGGTTGATAATTTTGAGACGATCAGGGGCAAGTCTTGGTACGAGATTGCGGAGATAATAAAAATGCGCAGAGGAATAAAGTAGTCTTTATATAAGGGGGGCAACGATGGCAACACTAAGCGACATAAGGAACGAGATTAATGCCATCATCCGCGACTACGACCTCTTCAACGAGGTCGTGGACAGGATGTGGAAATCTTCAGCGCTCGCGACAATCCTCGGCAAAAACAAGAGGAAGGTTGTCGGCGGGCTAGAGTACGAGTTCAGAGTGAGGCTGGAGGAGACCGACATACCAACGCAGAGAAAGAGGTTCTACGACGTCATCGAGACGTCCAGGGTCGGCAACCCTGTGATCGGCAGGATCTCGCTCGGAATAATGCAGAAGGCGATCTCCATCTCCAAGGACGAGATCGAGGCGGTGCGCGGCGAGGCAAAGGTCATCGACATCGTCGTCGACAGAATGAGAGAGTTCGAGGAGAGCATCAAGAAGCAGTTCCTGCTCGACCTTATCTACGGCGACCCTGCAACTGACCCGAACGCGCCAACTGGCCTCGAGGTAATACTCACCCAGAACAACAACTACGCGGGCATAAGCGAGGCGACCTACCCGTCGTGGAACCCGGTCAACATCGACGCAGCAGGCCACACCTACGACGTAAGCACCGATGCCAACCTGCTCGGCACCTACGGCACAACCGACGTCAGAACCATCGACCTGTTCATCAACGACGTGGTCAACACGGTCTCACAGGGCCAGCCTGACCTGAGGCCCAACCTCATACTCACCACGGGACACATATACTCGCTCATCAAGGCGGCAATCTACCCGCAGGTGATAATCCAGGACAAGGCGCTCGTCGACATCGGGTTCGACAACGTCAAGTACAACGGGATAACCATCACTGAGGACCCGTTCATCCCTCCAAGAACAATGTACTTCCTGTCGACCAACGACATAGTCCTCGTGTACAAGCAGCTCGACATGGAGCCGCCCGAGTTCAAGGAGGAGGACCCAACGGGAAAGGCCAGAACCCTGGTATCCGTCGTCGAAATAGAGTGGACGCTCGCCTGCACAAGAAGAAGGAACCAGGCAAAGGTCATAAACGTTGGCTCATAAGAGGCTGCGTAGCCTCCAATAACTAAGGAGGAGAGCATGTGGAAAACATTTGCAATAGACATTGGCAAGTATGCAACCAGCGAGCTTGAGAAGTTGGGCTCTCTCAGAGTGTCCGACAGCGGGAACGTCTACAAGCTCGCAAGGATAGCGAACTCCAGCGGCAGCACAATAAGCAAGGGCACCATCGTCGCATGGGTGTCGCCGACCGACGTCGCGCCCACCGCAGGCTCAACCGCTTCGCCCAAGGGCGTGCTCACCGCGGATATCCCAAACGGCGTGACCGCGTACGTCTGGATACTAATCCACGGGGTCGACGAAGTCCTCAAAAGCGCATCCTACACCAGCCCAGCAGTCGGCGACGAGGTGGTGTCAGACGCAACGGGCAGAGCAGCGGAGAGAACATCAGAGGACGCAAACGAGGTGCTCGGAGTAGTGGTCTCAACCAGCCCGTTTAAGGTGTTCGTCAAATGACGGTAAACGACGTGCTCACCAAGGTCAAGTTCATAGTCAACGACGAGAACCTGTACTCGCTCCAGCTCGGAAACACTAGTGTCGCGCTCTACGTCGTGCAGGACGTGGTCAACACCATCCTCAAGACGCTGCAAATTAACAAGAAAAGGGGGTACCTCAGGGTATTCCCCTTCTCCAAAAACTACTACTTCATCAACAAGTTCACAAGCACCTCAATCAACAACCTCCCGTACGCGTGCCAGCTCCCAACCTCCATGCTGGCAATAACCGATGTCTTCATCTTCGGCAAAAACACGCTCTCCAGAATGAGGTACATGAACGAGCCGCTGCCAGACATCGCGTCGGAGACGCCAGCACTCTGGTCAGGCGGAGCGTCGTACCTGTCAGTATCGCCAACACCCAGACCAAGACAATCAGACCCGACGTCAAGCGATATAGACGTGTCTGGGATGGACGGCTTCGTGCTGACGGTGAGCAGCAGCGACCTGTCGAAGATGTCGCTACCACAGCCAATCATCATATTCGTCACCGACGGGCCAGATGTGTACTTCCACTCGCTCGTGCTGTACTACACGGCTACAAGCAGCGGCAGCGAAGCAACGCTCAGTGACCCCGAGATACTGTACAGGAACCCGTTAGCACCCGACAGCTCCGAAATCAGCAATTACAGGTACTTCCTGCCAAACCTCGCGTTCGATTACATCGACTCGCAACTATTCTCGTCGCTGGACGATGTCGTTGACATGCCCGAGGACTTCAAGGACGCAATAGCGTTCAAGATATGCGAGTACGTGTACGACCGCATGAGAATGGAGAACGAGAGCGTGTACTACAGGAGGAAGTACGACGAGGAGCTGAAAAGACTGATGAACTACGTCTACGGCGACAGAAGCAGACCAGCGATAAGAGAAAGAGATGAGATGCTGGACCTGTCCGTGAGATACTCACATAGGGTGTAGGTATGCCTGAGCCCAGAGAGCTCGTCCCGCCGCAAAATACGGTCAACCTCCAGGAGAATATTGACGGCCTGGAGTGCTGCTACGGCTTCGTGCCGTCAAGTGACGGCATACTGTACAAGAAAAAGTTCAAGACTGCCGATGTGGTGCTCCAGGGCAGCAACCTGACGTGGTACGACTCAGCAAATGCCGTCACGCGCAGGATTGTGTCCAACAAGCAGGTCGTCTGGAACAACAGAGGCGACCTCGTTGTGCTTGGCACCCAGTACCGCGGCACGCTCGGACACAATAACGAGGTTGTTGCTGTGGAAAAGGACGCAAACAGCCTGCACATCAAAAGGTTCAAAAAGTTTCTAGTCCCAGCGTACCTCAAAGTCTACTACACGTGGAAGAACAGGACCAACACCACCACATACTCCGAGTGCCACAACTACAGCACCGAGTTCGATATCCTCTCTCAGAGACTGTATAACGGCGTGGAGTGCATAGGTTTCAACGGGCCAATCTGCCCAACGGGAAACAGAGTCTTCTATACCAGAGACGGGAGCGAGAGCGGGTATGTGAGAGCAATCCTGGATAAAGTGCTTTCTTATGGGGATTTCGTAAGATACGTGCTCAGTAACGGAGATTCCCTTGACGCCAACATTGACGTGATTTACGATGGGAACTCACAGAACTATTTCTACGTGGATGGCAGGTGGTACTCGTACTGTGCAGTGTGGGATGGCAGTAGCCTGCAGCCAGCGTGTGACGAGACTCTCGGAATGTTCATGATTGACTACGGCCCATCACAAGGCAAGCTCGCAAGGTTCATAAGCGGGGCTTCGACATCTACGGGTGTCATACCTTCGATAACGGACAACACGGCAAGGATGCTAACCCCAGTCGTGTACCTCGAGAAACTTGGCTCTAGCTACTCGGTTCACTACGGGCACACAGTCTGGTACAGCCACAACACAACGAGAACCAAGGTATCTGTAAAGAAAGTCCAGGCTGTAGGTGGCGGTGTGGTCTTTGGTGAGCTATCGCCATCTTCCAGCAACATGGATTTGAGTCCAGACGAGAACTTTGTCAACACATCGTCGTACGCCAGAAACCTCGTCATACCAATAGCAGTTAGGTATTATGCAGGATGGCTTGAGCTTCTGCTATACTGGAAATACGACACATCACAGAACAACTGGAGCATCTTTTATTACACCATGTCTGGAATTCCTAGGAGAAACCTGTTTACCTGCATATCGCCTAGGAGAATAGACGGTAGCCTGCTATTTGGAAGCAACATGGAGATGATGCGCCCAACACTCATGTTCTCGTACAAGGACGACACTGATGGGCGGTACCACTTCGTGTACTTCGTCAAGACGGCGCAGTCCGAGACAAGTAGCGTCATGAGCTACTACATGCTTGACGTGTCGTTCAGAGTGACGTCCAGTAACGACTACATCGATGATGTGGAGTTCAAGGCTGACCTGCTTGAGGACATATCCGCGATAGGGGCAGCAAACGTCACGATAAACGACACGAACGCTGACCCGAGCAGCGGGTATGTGTTCATACAGGACTTCCACATCCCGCTTGTTGGGGAGATGCTATCGTCCAGTGGTTCAGAGTATGACGATGAGAAGCCGATTGAGTCGAGCGACGTGAGAGCGCTCGTCCCGTCGCAGGGAATAGCAGGGAACGCGGTTATAAGCCACTATGCCAGCCTGCACGGCAGTGAGTTCGTTAGGGTCGGCGAGAAGTCACTTCAAGTTGACGCTATGAGCGAGTCCAGCAGAGTGCTGGTCTACCTGGACCTTGACAACGATGTGCACAACCTCAATGCGATTTCCGTGAGGATTGGCGACATCAACACGACGTACGAGACGAGCATGTACCCGTACCACGTGATAATTAAGCCGAAGACGCAGAATCCGAAGAAGGAGGTAAGCCTGAAGGTGCTGGACGTGTATAACTTCAGCGGCAGGATATTCGCGATCAACGCTGACGCGCCGAATGAACTCATGTTCACTGTCCCAAACTCATATATCTTCAGTGACCTCATAAGGCTCAACTCCGAGGTTATTGACTTCGTGCCTGCTGGTAACTACGCGTACATCTTCGCTAAGGACGGGGTGTACATACTGTTTGAGACCAACGATACCCTGGTGTTCGAGAAGATTTCCGACCTGCGGCTATACACAGGTGGTGGCAGCAGGGACCTCTCGTCCGCAATCAGCATTCTCGATGGCGCAGCGTTCGTGAGTGCCGAGAAGAGGCTATACTTCGCGCGAGGCACGGCCATCAAGGAACTCAACGTGAACGGCATAAACTACGCGCTCACGAAATACGCCAGCACTCTGAACCTGTCGAAAGTTGAGACGAAGAACCTGCTACTCGTTACACCGAGCCTTTATCCCAACGACGGCGGGTACATTGTCGGCGGGTACATTGGCCGAGGCAGTCTTGACACGATTAGGTTGTTGTCGTCCCCGGAATACTCGACGTTCGCAATAGACATGACGGCTGGCACAATGTTCAACCTGGGGGTGTACTCGAAAGTGAGGAGGGATGTAACGGGCGAGGGGACATACGAGGACTGGTTCTTCGGGATTGGGCTTATCGGCATTGGCAGGGTCAAGGAGGTCGTGACTGACGCGTACGGAAAAGAAGTGTTCGAGGCCATTGAGGGTGTCATGCCAAGCGCAGTTGTTGGGACGCAGAACCAGTATGTTGAGGACGATATACCCGATGTTGGCGTTGAGCATCGTGTGAAGGAGGTGAATGTCCTGGCGTACAGGATTGTTGGTGACCTGCGGTTGGTCAAAGTGCCAGAGAAACTCATCCTCATGATGGACAGCTACAATGCGGTCCCGCCCCCGTACGAGGAGCAGGACATCGTCGCGTTCGTCGACAACACCTATGACCCGAGCATACACGACTTCTTCAACCTCTGGGACAACAATGGCAACTTCAACACCAACATGCGCAGGTCGAACACGGCGTACAGGACAAGTGACGACGACGTTGAGAGCTTCGTGATGCGGCCGCAGGGACAGTTCCAGAAGCTGCTCGTGATAATCAACCCTAACAGGAAGGACACAAGCGACGTGAAGATTTACGGGCTCAGGGCGTTCATTGTGCCCAGAACCTTCTGGTACTAGTACTAGCTGTAAATTTAGCACCTGGAGGTCATATAATTTGTCGTGGGAGGTGTGATATGCCGTACTCGTCATACTCTTCCTGGGGCCTGGGCTCATCATATTCGTCCTGGGGCCTGGGCTCATCGTACAACACTGGCTACTCGTCAAACTATGGGAATACTGGGATACCGTCAATAAATCTGTTGCGGCCGCAGTCGAACAACGCGTCCAGCACCAGCTTCTCGGAAGCTAGGAAGAGGAGCAACCTCATTGCCCTGGGCAGGTGGCTTGCACTCACGCATCTCGGCATACCAGCAGACAACGACGAGAAGAGGGTGAGGTACCTGAGAGCGCTCGCTAAGAACATGGGCATAGGCGGCGCAGACAGCCTCAGTGAGGACGACCTGTACTTCAGCATAGGGGCGAACATTTACGAGTCGACCGTTGGTCGAACGGCTGAGCGGGGCAAGGTTGGCGAGGTCGGCGGCGAGCTCGACTCGCCAGACAAGTTTGTCGGCTGGGTGCTGGAAAGAGCCAAGAAGGGCGACTCGCTCTCGGATAGCATAAACGCTGCGCTCGCCTCGCTCCAGAACACGTGGAAGGCAGCGTCACAGTCAATCTACACTGGCGAGATGACGGGCGAGCTCGAGAACTTCCTCGCAAGAGCCAAGGAGATATACCAGGGCGGGTACAGAGACTTCGTTGACCAGTCGGCACTTGAGCTACAGGGCAGGAGCATAGAGCTCCAGGAGAGGGCGAACGCGCTGGGACTGTTCAGGACTCTTGGGGCACTTGAGCGGCAGAAGCAGCAGGGCGCAAGGTTGTCCGAGGCTGGCAGGTTCATACTCGGGTCAAGCATAGAGCGTGAGAAGGCCAGGCTGCAGTCACTGTACGACATTGCGCGGAACGCGGTGCTACAGAAAGAGTTCGCAGCTGCCAAGCAGGCGGCGCTGTCCAACCTCCAGCAGCAGTTCCAGACGAAGGCGCAGATTATCGGCACCAACCTGAACATAGACCTGAGCAAGATACAGGGGATAAGAGACATGTTCAACATAGGCATGCAGCTGTCGCAGCTGCAGGCTGAGCGAGAGGCTGCGCAGAGGCAGCTTGAGGAGGCCAAGAGGCAGGCGGAGGAGGCGTCAAGAGGCGCAATACTCGGGACAGTCGGGACGATACTCGGCGGCGCAGCAGGCGCATTGTTCGGCATGCCGCAGCTCGGTGCAGCAATAGGAGGCGGGCTCATGTCACTGTTCTCCGGCGGCTACACTGGGTACAGCGCAGGCGTGAGCGCGACGAGCGGACTGACAAGAGCGTTCCCGTCAGTGTCAGGCAGGATACTGTAGTTGGAGGCATGTATGGCCAAGAGCACGATTTTCAGCAATGTGAGTTATGGCAGGTCGTCGTCGCTGGTTGCTGCAGGGATAGGCACCAGCAGCACGGGCGAGAAGAACTCGAAGAGCAGGAACGTTGTTGTCGCGACTGGGCTCAATCCTGGGGTTGTTGTTGCTAAGGCTGGCGACGGGAAGTACGTCTTCAAGAGGTTGGATATCCTGAACGATGGCAAGCGGGACGTAGCAGTTAACGACAGGATACTCCGCAACGTACTCAAGATTGAGAGTGAGAAGGGGGCGGATGCAATGAGCCAGCTCGTCAACAACGCCAAAACCATCGCGGTCGACGACAGCTCGTACAACAGCATAAGGTCCATACTGGCAATGCAGGTTAAGGAGCTCATGAGTGCCAAGGAGCGGGGAGTGCCAGCATCGAGAATCAAGCTGTTTGGGCTCGCTTCTCCCGAGATGAAGAGCATCAGTGACCCAGAACTCAGGAAGAAGTTCAACAGCATTCTCGCGCTGGGCCGTGCTGAGGGCCTGAAGTCCATGCTTGACGACCTTGTCAGGACTGGACGAGTCGAGATTGTTGGCGAGAACGGCCAGACAAGAGTGATAACGCTCGGGGACGTGCTGTCTGAGGCTGGAGTGGTCGACTACGGCCAGAAGGTCAAGGCCAGGACCGAGCTTGCTAAGATGCTGGAGGACATAAGTACCTCGTACAGCGTCCTCCCAATGAAGAGCAGCGATAACATGTCGGCTGGCAGAGGGTGGGCAGTCGTGGTTGAGTCCGAGCAGCAGAGCGACGCGCAGCCAGGCAAAAAGGATGACGATGGCAATGCCATAGCCAAGCTCGCTCTCTCTCTTGTCAAGCCCAGTGCCACACAGAAGGAGAGGGTGAGCTGGAACCTGCCAGGATTCCAAAAAGGCAGGTTCGGGTACGAGGCGTACATGACCAACCTCTACGGGATGGTCGCAGGCGAGCTCCCCAAGGTCGCCCACAACGCGGGCGCCGAGGTGTCCAACGCTGTTCAGACCAACCCGCTCCTCAAGCTCAACGAGGCTCTGGCACTGTACAACAGGATAAAGGAGAGCCCAGAGCTCACAGCTTTCGCGAAGTCCGCAACGTCGCAGCAGATGTCCGAGCTCGAGCAGGCGAAAATAAGGGCAATGTACGCAAAGACTCTCAAGGACCTCGCCTCAATCGAGCTCCTCAGGAGGAAGATGCAGGAGCAGGCAAGCAACACGAAGAAGTCGCTCAGCGACGACGAGTTCAAGAAGTACAGGAACGTTGTCAACCAGTACGTGAAGCAGATACAGAGCCAGTACATGTCCGCAGGCCTCAAGATGGTCGAGAACAACGGGATACTGGAGCTCGCAGGGTTCGACACCATACCGCCGCACAAGGCGAGAGAGCTGGCATCAAGAATGAGAGCGAACCTCGACAATCTCGACTCGTGGCTGGACATGGTCAAGATGAGCGACAAGGTCAGGGAGAACGCGAAGAGCTACCTCAGGTCACTGCTCGAGCTCGCAATAAGCTCGCTCGAGTCAAGAGCATCCGAGAGCACTAGCGAATTAAACAGGGCGGGAAGCTGAGATGAAGATGGACACAAAGGAGTTCTTGACAGCGCCAATTGACGAAATAAAGAGGCAGGTGGACGAGGAAATGAAGCAGACAATCCTCAAGTTCACCTCGCCGCTCCCAAAAGAAAAGTCGCTGGAGCTCGCAAGCATCTGGTCGCCCGCATCGTTCAGCAGCGCAAAGTCGGTATCGGCACCTGCGGAGGAAAGTGGGGAAGATGAGCCCGTGTTCGATGACGAGACCCAGGACATCATCAACACGATAAAGTCGTCCAGGTCAATAAAGCTTGACGAGTCCGTTGAGGACGAGATATACAGGGCAGTGTTCAGGTCTAGGCCAAGGAAGGCCGTTGCCAGCGCCCCGAGCCAGGAGCAGCAGCATGCTGCCCCCAAGGCTAGCAAACAGGAGCTCGGCACAATAAAGAACACTCTCGGCTACAGCAGAATAGACAACGAGGACGTGCTGATCGGAATAATGGACTCGAGAACGAACGCTGCCCCGCAGGAACTCAAGTCGACACACTGGCTGTACAGCCTGAGCGCGAGGAGCATGACAAACGTGAGTGTCCCGTACGGCATAGGCGCCACCGAGCACTCGTCCCCGTTCGTGCCGCCACCCCAGCCTGAGCCAGGACAGGCAACGAGCAACAAGCTGGAGTACGTGCTCGGCGGAACAAACAAGATACTCCTCTCGTCGCTCCAGGACCAGCCGACGCAGCCAGCGCAGACCTCGCAGGTGAACGTAACGGCGCAGCCTGAGGAGAGCCTGGTCGACGACGCGTTCCGCAAGGTCGCGTCAGGCGCACTCAACGTCGCCCAGACAGTCGCAAACACGTTGTCAATCTTCGGGTCAACCGTGACACATACGCTCGTCAAGCCGCTGGTGATATCGGCCGTTGAGAACGACGCGCGCAAGCTCGAAGCCGTGGTCAGACGCATAAACAGCGACTACAGGTTCATTGTTACCCCGAGCCCGTACGAGTTCAACGTTGACGACGCCAGCAAGTCAATACGCATCGGCCAGTTCGACTTCACAAGCATGATGTCGACTCTCGGGAACTACGGGTTCGTCGACAGCAGCAGGGCAATAGGCCTCTGGAAAGAGAGGATGCGGAGGGAAGCGCGGCCAGTCGTTGAGCTCGAGTTCAGCGAAGTGTTCAGAGATGTGCGTGAGGACGAGTCAAGGTACGCGAGCGCAATGTCAGAGTACGCCAAGGCGCCAATATCCAGGATTGACGAGATCAGCGAGCTGTACGACAAGGGGATCTGGGGACACAGCATATTCGACTCGTTCGAGTTCGTTGACAGAGTCTACGGCTACCAGAAGTACTCGCCCGCAGTGTCAATCCCAGTCTCACTCATAGGCGACATACTCACCGACCCGCTCGTGTTCATTGCGCCAGTGAGAGGCACAAGAGTGCTCGTGCGGTCGAAAGACTACATTCTCGACGGGTCGGGCGTGTTCGACAAGCTCAAGAGAGCCGCCGAGGTGGCCGTGCTGTCGCAGAAGATGACTCGCGACGAGTACGAGGTGTTCAAGTTGCTCGGCAGGCCAGACGTGCGGAGCAGACTCGAGACAATAAGCTCGGCAGACTTCATCAAGACATACATCAACAACAGCGACCTCGCATACCTCGGAATGAACTCCAGCGAGGAGCTGCTCACCGAGCTGAGGGACAGCGTGGCCAGGGTCAAGGAAAAGATTGACGCCATCCCCGCAGACAGCCAGACGCTGGGTCTACAGAGCACAAAAAGCGCCATTGGCAGCATAGCGCTCAAGCTGGAGAGCCTCGGCCCCGACGACTTCATGGACTACCAGAAAATCCAGTCGCTCGTCAAGGAGATTGACGACACTCTCGCCTCCGAGAAGTACAACATCATCGGCATACTGAACAAAATCATAGACGACGAGGTCGAGTACATATCCAGAAACTACAGGCTGAGCGTCGACAAGCTGTCGGGCGTGGTGGACAAGCTCCAGCAGGTCGGAATAGTCGACATGCTGCTAAGAAGCGCCAGGTACAAGTCGATCCCAACAGAGTACTTCTACAGGTACTCCCCCGACGGGTCCGACCTCGTGCCACTCAAGGACCTCATCAAGACCCTGAAGCGCGTCAAGGGCACACTCATCAAGGTCGACAGGATGACAAAAGACTCTCCAGATTCGATGCTCCGAAAAGCGGTGATTGAGTCGCTGGGCCTGACGGAAGAGGTGATCGAGAATCCCGAGAACGCCGTGAAGGTGCTCGGCGCACAGGGCGACATGGCGAACGTGTCCAGGAGGCTGTTCGAGGAGTGGCAGACGCTGGTGAGCGAGCTCGGCAAGCAGGAACTGCAGGACGCCACCAGGATTCTCAACAGCCCCGACCTGGCAAATATCGTGTACGTTGCGAACAGCAAGTACACCGTGTACAACCTCATGAGCAGGCTGGCAACGTACGCCGACATACGGAAGATTAGCGTTGAGGACGTTGCCGACGTCGCCAAGGCTCCAGAGTCGGCCAGCAGCCAGCTCACCGACCTGCTGGCCAACAAGGTGTCGGACAGCGCGATAATAACAAAGCTTGTCGACGCAATCTACGGGATACCCGACAACGTGCTGTCAGCCGAGGAGAAGGTTAAGCTCCAGAGAGCGCTCAAGGCAATATTCGCGCCCGAGCTGCTCGCCAAGGAGCTGAAGGTCACACAGAGGGAGCACGCTGGTCGGAAAAGGAAGTTCTACCAGGTCGAGGTCGAGAGACTGCTGAAGACGCCGAGGCCAGACAGCATCGAGACGTCGCTACAGGACCTCGACTACTACGACGACATAAGCGAGGACATAATGAGCAGGTACGTGTTCTCGAGGTCCGAGGACGCGGCATTGCCCGACACGGGAACAATAATTGAGATGTCGAAGGGGGTCATGCGAAGATTCCTGGCGGTCGACCTCGTGCAGAGCTTCAGCAAGGACGACATACTCGCAAGGCTCGGAAAGGGACTGGAGGGAACGGGCCTCAGCTCGGACGAAATAAAGGTCGTTCTCGAGAAGATTGAGTCGGTGTATGACGGCATCGAGTCGGCCAGGAACAGCGTCATCTCCAAGGCGTCCGAGCTGCTCACAGCGTTCAAGACCTCGCCAGAGGCCGAGGTCATCCTGAACTTCGTCGGCAGGGAGGCGGTCACGCGCGACCCGCAGATATCCAAGCTCATCGACAGAATTGAGCAGGAGGTCGAAGAGTACGCCAGGAGCCTGGACATCAACGGCATGGCCAAGACGCTCTCCAGGCTCCTAAAGAACAACGACCTCTCGGAGATGAGCAAGCTCGCGGAGCAGATAATCAGCAGCTACTCGTCGGGAGGCGACAGGAGAGCAGCAATAGTCCGCGGGATATCCAGGCTCTACTCGGACAAGCTCAGAGTGCTGCTGGACGAGGAGGTCGAGAGAATAAAGGAGATTCTGGTGCAGAACGCTGACATCCTGCTCATACCGTCGAAAGAGGTTGTGCGAAGACTGTATTCCGAGCTGGACGAGCTAATGAGCGACTCGCTGGCCCTGAGAATACCAAGAAAGCACTACAAGAGGGTCAAGCAGCTGGTCGACGAGGTGCTGAGCGGCAGGAGCAAGGACGAGGTGCTGGCCAAGCTGGACGAGCTCGCCGTCGAGAAGACGCGCGCGTCGTCAGTTGAGACCAGGCTGTTCAACATAGTGCTCTGGCTCGAGAAAAACAAGGAGTTCAGGCAAGTGCTCGCAGACGCGAAAAGGAAGATTAGAGAGGTGGTTGCTGGGAGCGACGGAATGAGCCTGCTCAGAGACAGCGAGCTCAGGCCCGTGGCCAATAGACTCGCCACAGCGCCAAAATCGCTGTTCAGGGTCCCGTCAATAAGCATGGCGATGCGCGGGCTGTCCATACCGCCAAACAAGAACGTGACGAAGTACCTGGTGCCAGCCGAGATAACCGAGAGCGACGTGGAGAAGATGATTGACTCGGTCCTCGAGATCAGGGCAATCGGCAGGGTCGACAGGCTCCTATCGGTCATCGGGATCGGCCGCAACGAGATAATAAGGTTCATAAGGGGGGTCGAGGCACTGAGAGACAACGCTATCCCGAAGACGCTTAACGAGAAGGTCAAGGCGGAAACGAACTTCCTCAGAATCGCGTTCAACAGGGCGTACATGGAGCTGAGCAACATCTTCAGGAACAGAACGACCGAGCTCAACGTCCAGGTGGGCCACACGGTCGCAGAGGTCGAGAAGATGCTCAAAGAGTCGCTCACCCCTCTCGTCGCAATCAACTCGGCAAGAAACAACATAGTGCAGCGCGCAATCGAGGTTGCGGAGAGAGAGGGCGACAGCGCACTCCTCGAGCTCGCAAAGAAGGTTTCCAGGACCGACTTCGGCGACCTCAAGGCAATGCACATCATCACGGCACTGGTCGAGCACACCGACATCCTCGCCAACTCGTTCATGCAGGGCCAGAAGCAGTTCGCCAACCTCTTCGTCACAGACTTCCTCAGGAACGCCACGAGCAGGGACGAGCTCATAAGGCTCATAGCCGAGCACGACGGCGGCAGAACACTGGCAACCATGGGCGAAGCGCTGAGAAACCGACTCAAGTCGCACATCGTCGAGAGCGCGCCGAAAAGCTACATCATGCCGCCGAACGTAAGGCCGCTGGACTACATCGCGTTCTACATGTCGCTGGGAAGCAAGGAAGGGGACGACATCGTGGAGTCGCTCAGAGCACTGTCGATCACCGCGGAGCTGGCAGTCAGAGCACAGGCATTCGACGAGTTCGATAAGTTCATCTCGTACTTCGTCAAGTCCGCAGACTCCATCTTCACCAGGCTCAACGGGATGTCAGTGTACGCCGTGCCGTTCGAGAGAACCATCCTCAGGGCAATCGAGAGCGTGATGCAGGACCCTGCAGCCCCAGCATACTTCGAGTCAATAGAAACCTGGGTGAACAAGGCGATATCCGAGGTTGTCCAGGGCACGCCACTGCACAGGAGGGCAACCACTGGGATCGACGGGGACATCAAGTACTTCAAGTACATATCGATACCTGAGAACCTGGCCAAGCCAGGATTCGTCAGGTCCGCAGAGTACTCGCTCGTCATGTCGGACACCGAGCTGGCAATGCGGCTGTTCCACAAGCTCATGTCCGAGCAGGCAGTCGCGCCAATCGAGGCGGTCAAGGCCGAGCAGGCAGTGCTGGCCCCGTCAGTGCCGAGAATCATCGCGTCAAGGTCAGCAAGGAAGCAGCTGCAGACCGTCAAGGAGATGGAAATAGGCGTCAGGCGCGAGCTGGAAATAAGCGAAATCCTCGACGTCGTGAGCAACGTCGAGAAAGAGTTCGCGCTCAGCGTCTCGCCCGAAGAGGCCAGCATCTACCACATGCTGCTCTCGGCCGCGAGACAGTCGCTGCCGTCCAACTTCCTGGCAAAGGCCCTGGGCTTCAAAAACGAGTTGCACTTCACGCAGTTCATAGAGTCCCTGGTCGGCACAACAGGCGAGCTCGGCGTCAAGCTCAGAGAGGTCGAGAAGGGCGGCAAGACGATAATAACCGACGGCGAGCTCAACATGTTCGAGAAGAACGTGGTCGAGAGGATCAGGAAGAGCCTGAAGAGCCCAATCAGGCTGGAGAAAATCTTCGTCCAGAACTCGCTGCTCTCAATAGCGCACAAGATCGCGCTGAGGCACATCGTGCGTGAAACGAAAAAGTTCCTGCTGAACCCGTCAATATCCAAGACACTGCTCGTGTTCGGCAAGAGCGCAACGCAGTTCCAGGTCGGCGGCCTAACCGAAATCTCCAAAAACGCGTACATCCCGTTCTCCAAGGTCGTGTCAACGCCCGAGAACATGAGAGTGCTCGAGCACCAGCTAATAGGCTCAGAAACGCCAATCACCACAACAATCATCAACAACCCGCTGTACTCAAGAACAATCGCCATCGCGTACAAGTACTCGGCCGACCCGACAGGACTGATAAGAGCGGCCGAGTCCGTGTTCAAGGACTACATGAAGAAAGTCTACAGAGAGGGGATCAAAACCAGAGACAAGCACCTCATTGGCATGGACGCGGTCGTAGAGGCGCTCAAGGTCTTCTACCACGACACAGTGTCGTCCAAGCTCGGACCCAAGGCGTACAGGGCCGCGTTCCTCGCGAACATGCGGGCACTCGCCGAAGACTACATATCCAGGATCGCGCCAGGCAAAATCGACAGCAGCTCGGCAGACAGGGTGCTGCTCAGCCTGCTCAAGCCGAACGGCGAGGACGTTGACCGCGACGTCGAGCTCTTCCTGCTAACACTCAAGGAGAGGCGAACCATAACGCTCAAGGAGTACCAGGACTTCAGATACGCGCAGCTGCTTGGACAGCCAACCAAGTTCAAAGGACTGGACGAGAAGGACATACTGCAGCAGGTCGTGGGCGAGGTCAAGGACCCCGCAGCCGCACTGAAGACAGTCGTCACGTTCATCATGGCTCTCAAGCGGGGAGGACTCGAGAAAAGCAAGCTGCCAAAGTCGCTGCCCGAGCTCGAGTCGATAGTCAACGACCTGTCGCCCATAATGAACGAAATCAGGGACGACCTGCCGAAACTCGAGGTGCTGAAGCACTTCGAGGAGTACGTCGACACGCTCAACAGAGTGTCAAGGGAAATGGTCGAGCAGGGCAAGGAGCCGCCCCTCGGGCTCGCAACCCCAGCAATCAGCAGGGAGACACTCTACGACGCAATACAGCTCATGAACCCGTACAAGAGCGTGGGAATATACACGTACGAGAAGCTCATCAGAGAGGTCAAAAACCTGATACTCCCGTTCCTCGACCTCGAGTCGTACAGCGAGGTCATGGAGAAGGTGTCCAGCTTCCTCGGCGTGCTGCGAAGAAGCCTCATCACCTGGTTCCCATCGTTCTACCTGCAGAACCTCATAGACTCGCTCGTCAAGCACTTCATCTCCGGCGGGTCACTCTCATCAGTCATGGTGGCCGCAAGGTTCCTGCTCAACAAGTTCGTCGACAAGAGCAACGAGAAGCTCACCGAGAAGACAGCAAAGGCGATACTCGACGTCCACAACGCGCCAAAGCTGACCAACAAGAACGTCGTGATACGGTTCGTCGAGGGCGACGAGAAGAAAATCGCAGTTGACGAGCTCGTGGCCCAGCTCAAGTCGACCGACTACGGCGCCGCAGCCGCAGAGCTCAACAGAGCAATAATCGACATCATCGGGCCACGAGTCGTTAAGGAAATAGAGCTCTCGTACACCGAAAACGGCAGAACCGTGTCGAAGGTCCTCAACTCGTTCGACACAATCTACAACGGCTACTCGCTGAGCGACCTCTACGAGCTGGCCCTGTCATCAAGACTGTTCAACGTCGGAATAACGCTCTCAGTCTCGCAGGACACCCTCAGGGACGACATCTACCTGCTGCTCAGAACATTCCAGAACAGAATGTCAAGGGTCGGCGCAGAAGGAAGCGTCCAGGAAAAGCTGGACAGCGCAAAGTCCATCTTCGCCGACACCATCAGGAAAATGGACCTGCAGAGAAGAATACTGCTCAGGCTGAACGGAACAATAGAGCAGATCGTCAGGTTCGCAATGTTCATCGACAGCATCGCGGAAAAGGGCCTGAGCCTCCCAGAAACAATAAGAAGGGTGGACAAGTGGCACTTCGACTACTCAACAATATCCAAGCTCGAGAAAAAGTACCTCAACAACATCTTCTTCTTCTGGACGTTCTTCAGGAAAACGTTCGAGCTCGTGCTAAGACTGACATCAACAAAGCTCATCTTCGTCGGACACCTCGTCAAGTCACGGTACGACATGCACGGCGAAGCAATGGAGTTCCAGAACTCGTACACCATACCCATCGGCTACGACACATCCTCAGGCATACCCAAGCTCGAGGGAATAGACCTCAGCAGAACGTTCTCAATCCTGTTCCCAGTCGCACTCATGACCTCCTCGCTCGATAACCTCGAGAGAAAGCTGCGCAAAACCCTGGTGATCAAGCCAGCAGTCGAAAGACAGATACAGCACAGAATCCAGACCTCGCCCACCGAGCACATCATAGACTACACCGAGCTGGCAATAGACTCCGCCGTCAGCATATCGCAGCCAATCTTCGAGCAGATCGTCAGCATGTCGAACCCTCTAATCAAACTCACGCTCCTGCTCGGCGGATACTCGCTCAACTTCGGACAAATCAGGCAGACAAGGGACAGAAGCGAGCTGTTCTACTTCTTCGGCACATGGCTCCCAGTCGACGAGCTCACCGCGTCGCTCTTCTCCTCAGTCGTCCGAAGAAACGTGTTCTTCGGCGGAGCAAGCCTCGAGACATTCCTGTTCCCAGTATCAATAAGAAGGGAGAGGGCAGACATCCCGTCACAGCAGGACATAGCCCAGATGAAAAGCAGCATATCCCAGGAGACCAAACGAATGCTAACCTCGCTGCTAAGCAGAATAAAGGACGAGCCAGCCAGCGTCAGAAAGGCCAAGGCAGAGCAGGTGGTCAAGTCAACCATCAGGAAAAAGCTCATCACCGAAATCTCGGAACTCGCGGAGAAAACAAGACAAGCAAAAATAGATGCAAAGCTCATCAGAAAGTTCAAACGTGTGTTGGAGGAGTAGCATGAGCAAGGGAGAATGGAAACGAAAGGTCGACGAAGCAATAGAGCAGCTGCAGGCCGAGCGAGAGTCGCCCCTGCCAACCTCCAGGTTCGACTCGCTCGTCAACATCAGGTACCTGCAGTCCCAACTGTCGCCACTGAACTCGAAAATCTCGGCCGTGGACAGCGAACTCTCAGCCCTGAACTCCAAGCTCTCAGCACTCGACAGGGAACTCTCAAGCCGCAAGCTCCTGTGGTCAAGCATACGACTAATCAACCAATTATTCCTTATTCCAAGCAACAACTACTGGGCAAGCATGAGCTTCCTGCCAATATCATCACCCGTGTTCAGCCTCTGGGTCGCCGAAAACGACTACACAATATCAAGCGCTCTCGACAAAAAGGTCGTCCTCGAAATGGTCAGAATCGACGTCGGAAACTGGTACCTGCCGTACAGATTCGCGTTCGGCAGCCTAATGGCAGAAAACAACAAGCTCATAGTCATGCAGGCACCAAAACCGAGATTATATAACATCATCACAGGCTCGTTCTCAATAACAAACCAAACAAGCGGCCCCTGCGGCTACAAAACCTCGGCCACCCCACCACAGGAGGTCGGCATACCGTTCAACATGAACACGAGCGTCTTCGCAATCTACTACAACTGGGGCACAAAGGAGTACCTGCACTCAGGATGCGCATTCTACGAGAACGCAAAGGCCGACACCATGTCAGGCACACTGTACACCATCAGGCACGACCCATCCTCAGGCAGCTACAAGGCAAGGATCGTCGTCAAGGCCAGCTGGGTCTACTCAACAATGCACTACACCCTGCTGCACTACCGACTGCCAGCACCAACAATAAAGGTCGAGAAGAGCATAACGTACCAGAAAAACTCGACCGTCTTCATAACCGAGCTGGGCGAAACATTGCCCGAGTTCGTCGATATCATGATTGGCAACAGCTCCGCAAGAATCTACGCTCCCGAGTGCATCTCAGCATACAACAACATCAACAGCATCTCAACCCTGAACTCCGAGCCCCCAGAATACTGGGGCTTCTGGTGGAAGAAAATCCTCAAGTACAACACACAGTCTGGCAAGTGGGAGGTGTGGGTATACTTCCCCAACTGCGGCGCGCTGACATCCCCGTTCGGCAGCTATGCCGTCGACACTGTCATCGTGCGAGCATGGTACTAGAATTTGAAAGCTCCGCAGACATGTAATATCATACAGAGGGCGAACGAGGATAGCGCAGATGAGGATGCAGGACGACAAGTACTTCGCCAGAATGATTAAGGACATCATAAGGCACGAGGGCGGCTACTCCAACCACCCAGCAGACAGCGGCGGCGAAACAAAGTTCGGAATATCCAAGAAAAAGTACAAGCACCTCGACATAAAGTCCCTGACACTCGAGCAGGCAAAAACCATATACTACTACGACTACTACCTGCCAACGAACATCAACAGGCTGACGCTCATCTCCCCAAAGCTGGCATCCAAGGTCCTGGACGCGCAGGTCCACACGGGCCGGGGCATTCTGTTCCTCTGCAAGGCTCTCGCAGAGCTCGGCTACAGCGTGCCGTACACTGGGAAGGTGAACGACGACATTCTGCTCGCCGTCAAGGAAATCAAGGACCAAAACAGAATCGAGCAGCTCATCGACAAAATCTGCCAGATCCAGGAAAACTTCTACCGCGAGCTAATCAGAAATCGCCCAAAGGACAAAGTGTTCGAGAAAAACTGGATTCACACAAGAGCAAAATATAGAGGAATCGAGGAGGCCTCATGAAAAGAAAAGTGCTGGTCACCAACACAGAGCCAATCATACCGCCAGGATACAGCGCCTCAATAACCTTCGTTGAGGACGCCCAGTCCTACTACCAGGAGCTCCAGAACTCGCCAGACACCGAAATAGTCTCGGACACCAGCAGCATCGACGACGTCGACGAAATCTTCGTTGTAAAGATGGTCGCGCTATCATATAAGATTAATAGGCTGTCAGAGGAGCAGACAGAGGAGCAAAATGACCAAAAGCAAGGAGAGGCTGAGTGACCGCGAGTACGCAATAAAAATCATGGAGATGATATCCGCCCTGGGAAACAGAATCGACGAAATACGAGAAAGCGTCTCAAGAATAGAGAAAGAGATCGCAACCCACAACGTGCGGATCGAGAAACTCGAGGACTTCGAAAAAGAGTTCAGGAACATCAGCGTCAAGGTCTTCTTCGCGCTCCTCTCAGCCATAACGTCCGTCGTCGTCTCAATAATATCGCTCATCGTGAGAAGATAGTATGCGCAAGCTCAGCTCACGCAAGCTCTGGATAACCATAGCAAACACCACGATAGCAATCTCGCTCAAGCTCGCAGACAAGCTCAAGGACGAGTTCTTCACAATCATCCTCCTCGCCTCCACCATCCTCTACATCCTCATGGAAGGACTAATAGACATAAGAAGAATCAAGCTCTCAAGAGACGAACTGAGAATAGAAATGAACAAGCCTCAGAGCAAGGAGGGCAGCCTAGACCCTCCTGACAACAAAAAACCTGTACGGGAGCGCTCGTAGCTCCTCACCGCTCAGCACCCTACCCTCCTCAAGCCTCGTGAGAAGCTGAAACACCAAAACAGCGTCCTCATCGCCAACCCTGATGCTAACCCTGTTCTCAGGCACATCAACGCCCAGCAGCGCACTAAGCACCTCTGCCGTGCCCCCGTGCCCAACCGCAGAAACAAACTCGTTTGAGGTGAGAAGCGCACGCGCCTCGTCCAACGACACCTCCTCAACCTCAACAGTCGCCGGAAAACTATCCAGCATCTGCAACGAAAATGCATTCGCCACGTACAACATACACACCTCCTAAGGATATTAAGTATAAACATTCTGTTTACAGATTGTCAAGTGTAATCAAACTTGACGGGCGCGCCACACAAGTATTATAATTATCCCAGAAGAGGCACGGTAGGACCGTGCCTACCATACTCGGCTCTAAGCTCATCCCCAGTCGCTACCATTGAACTAAACCTGCCAGGCACCCGCCTGGTGGGTACTAACCACTCTGACTGGCTTCCCAGCTAGCCGCGCAACCCTCAGCTCCAGCCTCAGACCCTTGCTCGTGAAGAAGTCCTCCTTGCTGAACACGTACACCCACACCTCGTCACACGCCAGCAGAAGCTCCACGCTTTTCTTCCTCGCCTCCCTCTCATCCATAAAGTCACAATACCCGAACAGCAACACAGAACTAACGAAAATAACGTCATTGTGCTCCTGGTAATACCCATAGATGAAATTCTTTATTTCCTCCACCCTCCACCACTCGCGCCCAAACTTATGCGCCAAATAGACTAATTTCCTCCTCACCATCTTCCCACCCCTTAACCTCAACCTTAGCGCCCGCCGCACCAACATCGTAGTTCGTTATCACCACCTCCTTGCGCCTAGACTCAACACCACGACCTGAAATCTTGTGGAAGTGGTTGCTTATCTCGAACTCAAGCCAGTTGAACTTGCTCCTCGGGTACAGCTCAAGCAGCCTGTCGTCGTACTTGTACGTAAGCAGAAACTTGCCCTTCACCTCGCCCAGAATCTCGGCCAGCTCCTCATGGTCGCGCATCTTGAACTTGTGCTGGTACGACGACTCAAAGTACGGCGGGTCACAGAAGAAAAACGTATCCTCGCTGTCCAACCTAGTCATGAGATTCCTGAAGTCCTCGCACTCTATGACAACATTCCTAAGCCTCTCGGATACAACAGAAATGAGCTCTATCTTCCGCCTGTAGTTGACAGCACCGTTCCTAAACTCAGTTCTACCGCCCCCTCTCTTCTTATAGTGCACCGTGCGGAAGAACGTGTCCATCTTGCCACCAGCGTTGTATAGAAACAATATCCGTGCCGCCCTCTCAACATCATTCTCGCCCTTATACCCGCTCTTCCACTCACTGAGCACCTGCAGGTACACCTTGCGGCTGTACCACAGACGCTCCGCCTCCTCAACCAGCCTCTCAGGGTTCTTCTGCACCTGTACCCACAGGTTATATATGTCGTCGTCTATGTCGTTCACCACCTCGCCAGGCGACGGCTCCTTGTGCAAAAGCACAGAGAGCGCGCCCGCAAACGGCTCAACGTACACCTTGTGCTCAGGTATCATCCTTATTATCGCACCCTTCATGTAGTACTTACCCCCTGGATACGGCATTAGCTGCATGTTGCCCTTGACCTGCCTCATACCGCCTCCGTCAGAATTCGCGCGAAACGAAAAAGTAAAAGTACAGGTTTGTGAACGCTCTGCTCTCCACCCCCAGCCCCAAAAACCAATCATCGTGTATCCTCCGCTGGTAGTACAGAACGCCGTCAAGCCCACCAACACCAACGCCAACAACGTTATCCCTCCTGATCGGCACAACCACCGTGTTGGATACCTCTCTAACCTCGCTCACCGTCACCTCCCTCATGACCTCATTCGTCCCACCAACTGCGTTCGTAACGTAGTTCGTCCTGTGGAACGTCCTTACATTCGTGACAGTGACAATGTTCGTTTTTATTCCCTGCATGCCACCACCCTCAGCGTTGCTTTTTTGCAACAGCTGCCAACCCAGAAAAACCACCAGGCCAGCAAGCAACGCAACCAAGACTATTAACGTTAGAAGCATGACAAGTCGCATACACGCCCATCTATCCTGCTCTTGACAACCTCACTTATGAACCTGCCAAGCTCCATGTACTCCCTGCCCGGCTTGTCCTTCGTCGGAAACAGAAACAGGTTCCTCCTGATTTGCCTCGTCGTGAACCTCAGCACCACCCAGCCCATCGCACTCGCCAACGAGTACTTTATACAATCCTCTTCATAGCCCGTCGGCTTGTTATGTCTACCATAGACATATACCCCTCCCTCAACCTCTATCGCCACCTTCAGCGACGGTATGGCGTAGTCAAACCTATACTTGAACTTCGGATAAGCAAAATAATACTCCCGCTCCCAACTAAAGCCATAAACGTCCTGTATCGTATTCAGCACCGCCTCGATTGGAATGTACCTCATATCCTCTTCCTCAGCCACTCAATAAACGCCTCAGCCTGATGCTCTATGAAAAGCCTCTTCATCACCGTCTCGTAATCGTTACTACCTTGCCTTATGTTCCTGTTCGTCTCCTTCTCATACCGCCTAACCAAATCCACAAAAACATCCCTCTTCTTCTCATAGAGATTATTAGCCTTGATGTAGTCCTCCACCAGCCTCCATATCTCCTGCCTTAGCCTCATCGCCGCCTGGCTCTGGTACGTCGGCGGATAAAACTTCCTGCCCATCGCAACACGCTCAAGCGCATCCTCAAGCTTAAGCACCATCGTGTTCACAAGCTCCATCGTCTCGTATTGCTTCTCCACTATCCTGGCCAAGTTCTCCGTTATCCTCTGCGTGATCGCCAACGATTTCCTGAACTCCACTATGCTGTTGTCTTTCCTCGGCGTAAGGTAGAAAACCTGGTCATTTTGTCCCAGTTTCTCCTCACAAACCTGGACATTTTGTCCCAGTTTCTCACCAGAAACCTGGTCATTTTGTCCTAGTTTCAGAATCCCCTTATGCCTAAGATGTACCAGCAGATTCGCAAATTCCTCGTCGCTAAGCTCCAAGCTCTTACCCCTACCACCCTTGCCACCATGCTTCTCAGGAAACACCTGCCTTATCGCTCTTTTCACAGTCTTCTCAGACAGACCCAAAAACTCCGATATCTTCTTCACACTCCACATACCCCCCCCAAACACCAAAATCAAAAGCCCATGGCTCGGTCAGCAGCGTCCATCGCCCTCCTCATGACCGCCCTGCACCGCTCCAAGTAAACCTCAACCCTGAAAACATCACTAACCTCTCCCTCGCTATCAACGTAAACCATGCCCCTCTCAATAACCACCTTGTCGTACCCATACCTCCTCTTGACAAACTCAGTAACCAGCTTGACAAACTCCTCATCCTTGAAAAGCTCAGCCGTCACACGAGCCGGCTCAACCTTCAGCCCAAACACCTCATCATCCCTAACATACACCTTACCACAAGCTAATACCGCCCTGCTCATACCAAACCTCCAACATTCTTTTAAACAATACCCAACCCTCTTGTCAACTTGACATGAACAGCAAACTTCATTTACCATCAAACCATGACCATCGACGTGTTCGCCCCCAAGTTCCGCATATGGGACTACGAGAAAAAGCAAATGTTCTACTTCCCAGACATCATCGATATCACAGAGCCAGAAACCCACAACTACCTGATCGACACCCACGGCTCAATCTTCACGCTCACCACAAGGTCAGAACCCATCCTCATCTCCGAAAAGTCCAGAACCTACGAAATATCTCTCTCCATCTCTCCAGCCAACGCAATCAAAATGCTCAAACTCTTCCCCATCGGCCAAAAATACGCCTACGAGCTCGACATCATCAGAATCTCACTACCACCAGACCAACACCTCAACTTCATCGTCACCACAAAACCCGCATACTTCACCCCAGAACTGCCCATCCTCGTCCCAACCCCCATCCTGCTCCTAAGGTTCATACCCATCTCCACCAGCATCCGCAAAACTAAACTCTTCATGGAAGCCGCCAAAAAAGCCGCCAGGCACAGCCCAGGCTCAATCAAACTCGAACTGCTCGGCAACATCTTCCAAAACCCCGAACTCCTCGAACCACAAGACACCGAAGACAGCTACTACGAGCACAAATCCCAAAGCCAATCCGAAAACGAGAAAAACAACAACAAAACCAACGACAAACCCTATGACTAACATCCAACACGACATCAACACACTCCAACAAGTCCTAAACAAAATCTTCGAGTCCTACGCCACATCATCACAACTCTCCAACGAAAACATCAAAACCTCCATCTGGAACATCCTCCACAACCTCGAAAAAACCACCATCGCAGCCATCAACTCCCTACAGTCCCAACTAAACACCAAAAACCCAAACAACACCAACACCTAAACATAACCCATACCACAGCCACACCAAAACCTAAACCCACCGTGTGTAGGCATACATTACCTCAATAACCCTAAAAAATTTCCTCCCCCCCCTTCAAAAAATTTGCTAACGAAATTAAAAATTGCTAAACAAACAAAACAACAAGCAAAAAAATGTTAAGCAAGCAACAAGCAAAAGCAAAAGCAAAAGCAAAAAGCAAAATGATTATGAAGATGATTATGAAGATGAAGCAAGATGATGATTACGATGATGAAGAATGATGATTATGAATGATTACGATGATGATGAATGAAGCAAAACGATGAAGAATGAAGCAAGATGAAGAATGATGAATGAAGCAAAAGGATGATGAATGATGAAAGTGATGAAGTGAAAAGGTAGGTTACGGGAGTACCTGAGTAGGTACTCCCGTAATTAACAATTACAAGTTAACAAAAATATTGTAATCACCATCGTATTCATAAACGGTGAAATTACGACTATGTAAAAAGTTTAGAATGAAATTCAAACTAGCCTCATTCGGTTCAAAGCTGAAAACTCGTTGGTAGCCGTAAGTTGGCCCCATAACCATAATATCTCCGAGTGGGAGTGGTGAACGAATCCACTCCCCGTCATACTCGGCCCCCAAAGCCGAGACCAAAGTGTTAACAAAATCGAAAGCTTCACTATCGGAACCGGACAAATAAACAGTGATGTCTCTGACCATACCTCCCTCCTTTACGGCCTGCCGGCAGCTTCATTCAAACCGCCGGCCTCCGGCCTCATCATAGATGGTACAATGTATGTACCATCTAGAGATAGATAGATTAGCAAATTTTTTGAGTAATAGTAGTTAATGAAACGATTTAATAAACGTGCAACAGTTTCATTAACAGGAATGATTTCAACAGAGTTTTCATTTTCGATATGTATGAACTTAAGCAAACTTTCGTTACTACTTAGAACATCTAAGTATGAAACATTACCGTAAACTTCAGAGTAATCAATGTTAAGGTTTTTAAACATCCTGAAGTACTTTCTAAAGTACTTCAGGAGACACCTGTAAAACTCATCTGAACCGCCTTCTTTAAAAAATACTTTAACTTTCATACGCCCCTCCTTTTTCTTTTTCTTTTACTGGGATGGTACAAATGTACCACCCCATTAGGATAGAAAGCATATTTGTTCTTTGACAACCCATTGTCTAAAATGAGCAATTAGCCGCATAACCTTCCTCTCAGCTTTTTTTGTGAATCCTCTAACTGTACATATGAAGTTAGAGGATTCCTGGATGATCTGCAAAACAACACAGCACCTGGGAGACAGCTCTATCCACTGCTCCCATAGCCCCTCACAAATTTTCTCCTTGGGATGGATAACCCATCCCTTGAAAACCTTTTGAACCTCGGTTTCGAATTTGGAAAGATCCGAAACCGGAACTACTATCTCAACCCTCAATTCTTTTATCCTCATACCCCCCTCCTTTTCCTGAACCAAATACAATTATCAATTTCCTGTACATTCCCTACATTCCCACCGTACTGCTCTAGAAACTGTTGTATTAAGTAACTGGCTTTACTGGTATTAGGATGTATAAAAACCCTGATCGTATACTCATCCTTTCTACATATGAGTAACTCGTTTTCGTTCTTAAACCTCAATATGTCAGTTTCATACTCCATGACGATACGAAACACAGTTCTACCACCTACCTTGACTTTTAGGTTCTTAATACCAACACCATAAACAGATGGCTCGAATATATATAAAAGGATCTCATCATCAACACCGTGAACAAACCCATCGCTCCTATTTTCAACGAATTTAACAAGCTTTGAGAAAAAGGGAGGAACGCTATAGGAATCCCCCCTTCTCGTAACAGTAAATGTAACTAGAAAATTTTTTCTCTTCATAAACACCTCCTTTGACTAAGATGGTACCTATCCATCTTTTGAAAAGATAGATAGGTACCATAATTGAATTACTTGGTTTCGTTTAGAAAATCTATAATTCTCTGGACAAGCAACCTGTTGCTTGTCCATGCAGTACCTTGCATAAAGTGGTATCTTAACAGAATATTATCAAAAACTTTTTCTTTACCGTTGAGAGAGATTTGTAACCTAAGAGGTTTAGCTTGATGCCCTCTGATTCGGACATCAGGAGGAGGAAGAACTTGAACTTCCCCTCCTAGCCTTTCGATCTCCTCCGTTATGTAACGGAGGAGTGTCTTACCGTTGGGAAGATAAACTCGATTAACCAAATACTCTAGTTTCATACGCCCCTCCTTTGCTAGGATGGTACCCATCCATCTTTTGAAAAGATAGATAGGTAC